TGAATTTTGTCCATTACTTGTATCTAACTTTGTTCTTCCCTTGTATATGTCCCACCCATTTCTTGTTTTGTATGCATTATACAAACGATCTTCATTTTGATATGGAAAATAAACTCTAGATTTATCGCCCTTATCTACTGGTATTCCATAGTTCTTAGTTATCATCTGTGATGCATATGTTTGTCTAGTGTCTGTTGTTGAGTTTGCTGCTGGTTTATCTTTCTTCTCTTCATCTCTCTTGGTAAAAAATGGTTGTTCTATTTTAAATCTACTTAATGGATCAAATTTTCCCTCAAGGACCCCACCATTCCATTTAGTTCCAGTTTCCCAATGCAAGTGAGGTCCAGTGGATCTTCCAGTGCTTCCAACTTTACCTATGATATCACCTTTTTTTACTGCTCCACCACGTTTGTATCCATCCAACATATGACCATATAAATGATATATTCCCTGATCATCTTTGAATACTAAAAAATTGCCCCATCCTTCAGATCCCAAAGAATCAGAATCTACAATTTCACCATCGCTAATTGCCCTTAGAGGAGTTCCAGATGCAGCTGAAATATCAGTTCCACCATGATGTTTCATTTGACGTGTAAAGGGATCTTCCCTTTCGCCGTAATCAGATGTCTTTGTTATTTTTATACCTGTGTCTGGATCAGTATACTCATATCCACCCCCAGTTAATCTTCTGAGGGCTCTTGTTAATGGATTATTTCTAACAAGATCGCCCAATCTTCTCATTATATTTTTAAAGAAATCAATTACGCCGCCAAGTAATTTTTGTAATATGTTTGGTAAAGATGGTTTCGCAAAATACTTTTCATATCCATCTGCATATAGTTTACCAAATTTATTTTTATTTTTTTGTTCATAATCAAGTTCATATCGATACATCTTCTTGAATAAATCTGGTGATAGATCTGTTACTCCAGGTCTTTTTTTACCTTTAGTAAAAGTAGATTTTTGTGTAAGTCCACCTTCAGCAAAAGGAACTACACCAGCATCTCTTCCAATTAAGGCAGCATCAATTGCGACTGAGGCAGCGGTGCCAAGACCAGGAATTGTACTAGAAGCACCAGAAGCTAATTCAAGTGCAGCACCTAACATATCTCCTTTTGCTGCTCTTTCTGCAGCAAAAAATGCACTAAGACCAAGACCAATCAAAGGTATTTTTTTACCAATAACTTTAGCAGCTCCCTTTGCAAGTCCTTTTTCTGCTACCTCACTACCAATATTCTTTGCAACTCCTTCTGCTGCTTCTTTACCAAGTGTTTTGCGGAGTGCTACCTCCGTTACTTTCTTAGCAACTCCAGAAGATGCTACAGCACCAGCTATCTTCTTCATTCCTTTACCAGCAACAAAGTTAGCAAGGGCAGATCCACCAAGGACCTTTCCGACTACACCACCACCGCCGCCGCCTGTTCCTGGTCTAGAACTACTAGTAGTATCTTTGACTTGAGCATTACCAGAAGAAGAACTTTGCTCTTCTAATTCTGCCTCTTCATTAAGAGCTTCTTGTCTATCCAGATTTTTTTGATCTAAGTCCTTCTTGCTTTTAGCAATCCTAATCATCGTAGATGTTTGAAGATCTACTACCTGACTAATTTTTGCAATTACTGTACCAGTATCTAAAAATCCTTTTGATAAAGCAGCACTTTGTATCCTAAACGCATCAGAAATTTCTGTAACATTTCCCTCTGATACTTCAGATAACTCTGATAGTTTCTGAAAGTGGGTTTCCATTCTTGCGAAGGTTTTTGTCATAGATTTGGCAAGACTAGAACCTCTCTTCTTCTTTGCTTCTGGTTTATTCTCTTCTTCTGTTTCTTTTGCTGGTGGTAATAGTTTAGTTGTAGGAACTACAGCATATTGTTTTGGTGGTGTTGTTGCTTCACCCCATGGATCATCTACAACATCTGTTATTAGTTCTACTGCTTGTTTTACTCTTTTCTTATTCAATCTTTCAGCAAATTCTCGTGCTGCCTGGCGATCTTCAATCTTCTGGTCTACTTCTTCTCTAAATGGTTTCTCAAGGAACTCTTCTACCAACCACTTCTGGTATGCTTCAGCATTATATGCACCACCAGACTTATCCTTCTGATTTAGTTGAGGATACTTACCCCATTTTTTAAGGTTTTCAATTAACCTATCAGCATCAGCATCACCAAGTTTTACATAGGATGTGAAGTTTTCGCTCAACCCCTCTACTCGTCTACCAGTTAGATTACCTTTGAGACGCAACCAAGTTGCCTCGCCAACCCTATCAGCAGACCAATAAGGTTTTTTGGGATCTAGTATTCCTTCTGGCGGTTGTGCTGGGTTCATGATAGTTTATGTAGTTACACTAGTATCAGACCATGGAGGTCTGAAATTGGAACCGTCAAGTCCAGGAGCTGCACTGTTTCCCTTTTGTACGGCACTGTTGGGACCAGTACTGGTTCCAACATTGACAACATCAAACTTTGGTCCATTTGTTCTCGCCATAGCAACTTCTTGAGATGCAGTAGCAGTTTTGTTTGCTGTTGAATTTGGTGGGGCAGATAATGCCGATGATTGATTTGTTCTTTCTTCCAATGCCTTTATAAACGGAGCTTTTAACTGAATATTTTCCTGTCCACTTGTTTCCATTCTAGTATCACCATATCCACCAATTCCAGTCTTTTTAAAAATAACCCACCCCTCCTTACCGCCAGCAGTTTCTCTTCGTCCAGCGTATTGAACTTGCTTATGTTCAAAATTAACTTCAGTTTGCGCTGGCAATCCATAGTTATTAATACTCATAGCCCAACTTGGTAAAACTGAAGTTTGTGGTGTTGGTGATCTCCTCGCTGCAGCTGCAGCAGCAGCTGCTTTTTGTACTGCTAATGATTTTTCAATTTTTGCTCCAAACATTGCTGGAGTGTATCCAGGTTGGGATTGACTACCTCTAGGAAGAGATGGCCAACCAATATCTTTTCCAAGATCTCTTGATAACCCTTCGTAGTCTTTATCTCTCACCATTTGAACCAATCTAGTTTCACCACCAAAAGTATCATTTAAAAATGATCTTTGTATTTTAACTTGATTTTCTTTTGAAAACTTATCTTTACTAGGATCTAATCCAGCAGCTTGTGCTCTCCCTCTGAGATAATCTGGATGTTGTTGGAATTTACCAAGGGTTCCTGTTCCACCATGTTGAGCGATATAATCTGATGAAGCTTTTAATGCTTGATCTATGGTCATATTTTCAAGACCAGGAATCTTTCCAGGTCCATTACCATAATTAACAGAATCCCATGTTCCTTCTGTTGAAGAGATAGCCTCCATTAATGCTTTAATTTCTGGTGGGGCATCACCAGGCAAAGGTTCGCCTGATCCAGGACCAGGGGGATCATCACCTCCACCTCCACCACCACCAAATAAACTCTTCAAAATCTCACCAAATCTTTCCCATCCACCTCTATTTTCGTAATATTCTTCTAAACCTGTTGCTTGAACATCAGCAAATTTATTTCTATTTTTCATGATGGCATCAAGTCTTGCCTTATTCATCATTTCAAATGTTTTCTTGTTCCATGGCAAAACTAGTTCTGGTTTTCCTTCTTCGGCAAGAGATGCAAGCATTGGTTTGGTTGCCATACCACCAAGTCTAAAGGGCACAACACCAGCATCTCTTGCCGCCAGTACACCATCTACACCTAACGATGCTACCGTACCAGCACCAGGAATCATGCTAGCAGCACCTGATGCCAACTCAAGTCCAGCACCTAGTATGTCACCTTTCATCGCTCTCTGCGCTGCAAAGAAAGCACCTACACCTAAACCAAGTAGAGGTATTTTTTTCAGTCCACTTTTTAATCCAGCTTTTGCAAATGCCTTGCCAGTTGCTTTGCCCATAAACTTAGCAGCACCTTTACCACCAACTGCAGCTGCTGCTCGTGTGCCCATTCTTGCAACACCTCTCCTACCAATCTTATTTGCCAGTACCTTAGAACCAAACATCCTACCAAACAATTCACCTCCGCCGCCTTTGCCACCAATCTTCTCAAAACCAGTTACTGCAGCATTTCCAGCACTTGCACTTCCTTCCTCTAATGCATTCTCTTCATCTAATGCTTGTTGTCTATCAAGATTTTTAGCATCTAAATTCTTCTGCTCCTGGTCCAGACGAACCATCGTTGCAGTTTGTTTTTGAATTGAACCAAGTAGTGTATAGAGTGCTTTACTGAGACCGTCAAATCCAGTGGTAATTATTTGACTCTGTTTATTAATAACTTCAATTAGACCTTCTGGAACTGATACTGTACTTGTAAATTTCTCTGATAGTTTAGTAAGTTGAATTTCAATACCAGCAAGTGCAGATGCCATCGCTTCGTTGATAGCAGTACGACTTGATCGACTTGATTTTTTCTCTCCTTCTTCTGCTTTTCTTTCAGTCTTTGGTTTATTACCAACCATAGGACTTTTTGGTTCTACTTCTGGATACTCAAATCCTTCACGATATCTACCTCGTTTAGATTTTGTAGGATCTCTACCAGCAGGAACATCTTTGTCAAAAAAACTTTCTACTCTTCCACGATTCCTAGCAATTTTATCACCACCAAACTCGCTCCCTAATGCTTTGCGGAAGAATGATCCTCTGCCATATCTCTGTGAAAATTCTTCTTGAGTAAGTCCGCCTTCTTCACCTACTCTAAGTTTCTTTTTTGCATACTTTTTTTCAGCACCTGCCATTTTCTCAGCAGACTTTACCTTCTCCCATGAAAGCTGGGCAATCTGAGCGACAACATTCTTATCGCTCCTAGTATCGCTAAGACCTGTTGTTCCAGATGCCATTATCTTTTTTGGTTCTCTTGCTCTTGTTTGAGGTTATCGAGATATTGCAATAGCAGAGAAACATATACCTGTCTCTCCCATGGATATAAATTTTCTATCTCTGTCAAACTATATTTATGGTGCTGCATCAAAGCAAAATTAGTTTTATAATACCCTTCCAGAGTATTGTGGAAGAGTGCTATCCGAAAAAACTTTGTAGTCCTTCAATAGTATAGTCGGAACTCTCCCCAGTTTTTGGATTGACTACACTAAAAGTATGTTGAAGTTTTGGTGCAGTATCAAAAAACTTTTGTACTTTTTCAAACTGTTCGTTAGTAAACTTCTCAACAAACTCAATCTTTTCCTTTCTTGTGGTAGTAGAACTATCATAAACATTATCTTCATCAAATAGTTGATCAATACTATCAGCAAGAATTTCAAAAACATCATCTGGTGTAACTTCTTTTTCTACAATAGATCCCTCCACAAATCTATTGAAACCAGGATACTTCATCATCAAACCAACCTTATCATCAAGCATGATTTTATTGGTATGTCCTTCAGGTTTAACAACTTTAACATCATGTAAATTAATTTGTGTAGTAACTTGTGTTTCTCCATCGTCAAGACATGTTACCTGCATTTCAATTATTTCTCCTACAGATGCAGCACGAATTTGTAAGAAAAGATATTCAAGATCGAATGTTGCTAACTCATCAATCTTTACACCTCTTGTTTGAATACATGCAGATAGAAGATCTCTTACTGCACTTTGAATAGTATCTGCATCTTCACTTTGCAAAGCAAGTAGTAATACTTTTTCTTCTTTTACAACGAACGGACGATACTTGATCTTCTTTCCAGTAGAAGGTATCTCAAGTTCATATGTTGGATGTTCTAGTTTTGGCAAAGCCATAATAATAACCTCGGTTCATAATAATATTTAGTGCGACTTTTTTACTCAATTTTTTGGCGGAAAATTTTTTTCCAAATTTGTGTTATTTAAAATTCAACTTACTGCACCCATTTGGTTTCTAACTGATGCGGTTGGTTCGTTCTTAGTATTGATAAAGAATGTATGATGACGTGTATAATAGAATGATGCACTCACCTTGGTAATTTGTGATGCACCATAAGCAAGTGGTATAGCATCAATTGCATAGGGAAATGCTTGCTCAATATAATATGCAATTGGTGGTCTACCATTAGCAGCATTAGGAGAAATTTCTGTTTTGGTGATAACAATATCACACATGTATTCTTCTGGATATCTTACTCGAATAGATCTATTTTTACCACGAGAATTTTTTGTTATTCTACTTTTTAGTTTAGATAATTCAAATTTTTCGTTACCTAATTCTTTTGGTCCATCTTCAAAAATAAAATCATTCCATTTAGTCAAAAACTTAAGGGGTGTTAGGTCAGCATCACATGACCAACCTAGAGAAAAATCACTATAAACCCTAGTATGTGCATAATTTACAGATCCTGATCCAAGGTAACGCCCATTAATAGTACCAGTAGCACTATTCACATTAGGTAACTGTGCTTCATCACATAATAAACGAATAATTTGCTCGTCCTTTTGACCGTTTGTGATGTAAGGACTAAGAACAGCGGCAAGATTGTTCCCTGCAGCTGCAGGAATTCTAAATTCAATATCCCAGTTGTTACTAAAGGACATACCACCAGCACCAGCGATGGTCTGTAAAAATACGTCTATACTTTTTACTGCTGACACGCTAAATACCTACGTTGGTACAACTATATTTATGGCATACTCTGGGTTATACAAACCAGTCAATCCAGAAAAGTATCGTGGTAACCCAACTCGTGTTATCTATCGCTCGCTATGGGAACGAAAGTTCATGGTGTTCTGTGATAACAACTCATCGATTATAGAATGGGGTAGCGAGGAGGTAATCATTCCTTATCGTGCCCCAGATGGAAAAGTTAGACGCTACTATCCTGACTTCTATATCAAGGTTCGTGAAAAGGATGGCAAGATCGCTAAGTATATTATTGAAATCAAACCCAAAAGACAAACACTACCACCAAATGACAATAACAAAAAAACTGTTGCCTATCGTAATGCTGCACTAACCTTTGTAAAGAACCAAGCTAAATGGTCCGCCGCCCGTGAGTATTGTGAAGATAGGCAGATGAACTTCTTGATACTCACCGAAGACCACTTAGGAGTATAGCCATGCCAGAAGGTTTCCAGGACATACAAAGAAACACCGTTAATAAACAACCAGGATATAAAACTCTGTTTGAAAGAATAACAGCAAAAACTGGAGGTAAAAAACAATCATTATCATGGTATCGTGCTGCAGTCAAAAGCGAAGCAAGTAAATATAAAAAAGATTCTAATCGTTTCATAAGAGATGAGAAGAGAGATAGTGTAGGTAAAGAAAAAGAACAAGATGAAAACTTCATACGTCATTACGTAAAGCAAGGACATCTTTACATGTTTGAATACAAAGCAAAAATGAAATGGTTACCTTACTATGATGCCAACCCATTAGTTTATGTCTTGAAAACTTCTGGTAATGATTATTTCTATGGTGCAAACTTACACTATCTCTCACCAAAGAAAAGAATTTTAGTAGTACAAAAACTAATGAAAGGCATAATTGATATGCCTAAGGTATGCATCCATAAATATATAAACGCACATGTTGAGGGATTGTTCTTGGACTTAGCCTCTGTTGAATGGGATACTGCTATCCTCTTACCAGTAGAAGAATTTGTTAAGGATGTTCAAGGTCATAAGTTTCCATACGATCATGAATTGGTTTGGGCGGAAACAAATGAAAAATTCTATGACAAAATCAAATCTCGTAGAATTATTAAAAGTTATGGCAAATCATCTGATATAGAAAGGGTAAAATAAATGGGAGGAGCACAAAAACCAGGAATCGCTGGGACATCACCTGGGCAACTTAAAAAAACTACAGGGAATACTCCTGGTGGTAAATCCCAAACTAAATACTGGGAATGGGATGGAAATGATTGGAATGAAATTAGTAAAGAACTACATGATGCTGGTGGAACAAGGGCACCAATAAGTGGCAAAACAACTCCAGCAAACACAACCACTACAGCTCCAGATAGTTTAAGATATCCAAAGGATATCGGTTATACAAGTACTGACTATATGATATTTGAATTTTTTAATTATAAGCCACCATTTCAAAATAAAGATGCTTCACTATCACTAGAAGCTTATAATGCTAGTGGTGTATATACAAAGGACAACAAGAACTTAGTATCCTCTGGTTTACCACAAATTGTATTGTATATGCCAGAGGGTATTAGTGCATCTTACAAAGCAAATTGGGATGGTAAAAAGTTTGGAAATATTGCTGCTGGTGTGTTAGCTGGAGCTGGTGAAGCAGCTAAGGGCGACATGGGACTTATGATGCAGAAGTTGGCAAGCATGACTGATCAAACAGCAAAAAGAGCTCCAGCACAACTTGGGGCTCAAGCTGTGTCAGCAATTATAGGAAGTATAACAGGTGATAGTGTTACCACAAATGATATTTTTTCTTCAATTGGAGGACAAATTTTAAATCCTAATGCGGAATTAATTTTTGGTGGGCACGATCTAAGAACATTTACATTCGCATATAAACTAGTTCCATACAATGAACTCGAAGCTCAGGAAATTTTTGGACCAAAGGGAATTATTGCAACATTTAAAAGAGCGATGTTGCCATCTTACACGGGCAATAGAACAACTGGTGGTGACTTTCTTGAGGGTTCTGCAAGTCAAAGTGTAGGATTTATTAAAAATCCAAATCTCGTACAACCATATTTTATGAATGGTAATGCACCACACAAATACTTACCAAATATGAAGGTATGTACTATTACAGATTTTGATGTAAATTACACATCAGATGGTGTTTATGCTGCACATTCAGGTGGAGTGCCAGTAGCTGCTGATATTAAAATTTCTCTAACCGAAACAAAACTACTTTATTCAGAAGATATAGGAAGCGGATACTAACATGTACTTTTCACTTATCCCAAACATCGAGTACGATGAAAAACCAATCAGTTATCCTTTCTCGGAATCTGATTATGTTGAAGCAAAAAATTTCTTTAGACGTTATCAAATCAATCAAGATGTATTTTCCTATGCCGTATACTTTAACAAATATTCTATAGAAGATGGGCAAAGACCATCTAATGTAGCAGAACTAGCATATGGTGATCCATTCTATGACTGGGTTGTACTAATCACAAACAACATCATCAACCCTCTACATAATTGGCCCTTGACTAACTATGAATTACAAAAAACTATTGAGAGTGAGTATGATAATCCATACGGAACGATTCATCACTACGAAACAGTTGAAGTTCCAGCTGGATATACAATAACTACAGACTTTGGTGAGACAGAACCAGTCATCGCACTCAAGGGTGGTCTAGTTGTTGATCAAACTTTCTATAACAGTACATTCAAATACTGGGATGGCACTACCTATGTAATAAAAAGCGGTAATGTAGTTTCCAAACCTGTGACAGTTATGGATTACTACACTACCGAAAATGAAAAGAAGAGAGAGATTTACCTATTGAAAGGTGGATACCTCCAATTTTTTGTAGATGAATTCCGTGCTAAGAACTTGTATAAATCTTCGGGAGATTATATTTCACAGCAACTCAAGAGAGTTGGTGTTTAGTCTTCCTCAGCAAGACGAGCAAAGTAGGACAGCGCATCGTCATCATCTACAACTGCTTCTGCCTTGACAGGACTAGGAACAGCACTCACACGAGAACGAAACGAAGTAGGTTCTTCAACTACAGGTTCAAACTCTTCCTCATCTTCATCCACAACCTGACGAGCAGGACGTGAAGTGAGACCTAGAACAAGGTTCAAGCGAGCTTCAAGTTCCTCGTAAGTCTTGAAGTTCTCCTTACCAGAGAATGCTTCCAGAGAGTATTCACTCTTCCAGACTTTCTCAAGTGCAGTATCATCTGCTGAGAGAGCAGACACACTATCAAACTCAGAACTATCGTAGTTCCAATAACCAGCAACCTTTTTGATCTTCAGTTTGAAGTTAGCACCTTCCCACAGATCAAACACGTTCACACGTTCTTCGTCTTGGAACTCGGGTTGCATGGCAGCAAGGATCTTATCATGGATCTTCTTGCCATACTTGTACAGGAACACACGACCCTCGTTCTCAGGGTTCTTGGGATCTTTCACCACATAGATGTTACTGTAGTAAGAGAGCTTACGCTTTTGCTTACGTGCGGTCTCTTTGTCGTCGTCACTACCGCTGTTCCACAGGCGGCGGTTGATCTCACCCACAGGATCTTTCTCGTTCAGAGTAGACAGGGAGTTTTCAATATACCAACCACCAGGACCTTGGAAGGCGTGGGAGTAGACTTTCGCCCATGGCACCGTCTCCCCTTCAGGAGCGGGCAGAAAGCGGATAACAGCATAACCGTTACCAGCAGCGTCAACCTCGGGCTTCCAGAAACGTTCATCAACATTCTTACCGCTG